GCCAAGTTCCTCACCGAGGACGACGACGCCGAGAAGGACGAGGACAAGTTCGACGGCCTGACCGATCGCGAGATCATGGTCAAGTGCATCAACGCCGACGCGAACTGGAAGGAAGAGAAGTTCGACGGCAAGTCGGATGACTACGTTCTCGCCTTGTTCGACAGCGTGTCCAAGACGTTCACGCGCACCGACGGGATCGATTCCGTCGTGGCTGCGCACAAGGTCGTGTCCCGTGCCGACGCCGCGGACGACATCGTTTCGAAGGCGGAAGCAAAGATGAAGGAACGGAACGCGAATGCCTGGAAAGGCACCGCCCCTGTGAAGGCTCAGCCGCAAGGCTGAAGGAGATCAGAACATGGCTGATGGATTTCAGACTGCAGTGACTGCGACCGGTCCCGCTGCGGGCGCGCCGGGCATGGAGTACGACTGCGGGTTCAACGACGTAGTGACCAAGCAGGCCCAAGAGGACATCCCCTTTGGTCGATACGTGGTGTTCACCGCGGAAGGCAGCTGCGAACTGCCCGACTCACTCGCCGAGATCACGGCGAATGATGGTGGCGTCGCGCTCATCGACGCGAGCAAGCCGAGCGGCGTCGGGTACCTGGCTGGCGATCCGGTGCGCGTCCTGCGCGCTGGCCGCGTGTGGGTGCAGACCGAGCAGACGGTTGCGCAGTCGAACCCCGCTTTCGTTCGAGGCCTCATCGCCACGACGGAAAAGAAGGGCGAGTTCCGTGCAGACGCCGATACGGCCAACGCGGTCGCGGCGCCGAACGTCAACTTCTACATCGGCTGCACGGGCGCAGGGCTCGCGGTCGTCACCGTCAATCAACCCAAGGGCACCTAAGCCCAACTAGCTGACTGAGCCGTCAAGGCTCCTTCGGGTCCGCGCCTCGCTGCGCGTGCTCATGCGGGCGTGTGCCCGAAGTTCGGAGAAAGCACCCAATGAAGAATCGTAATGCAGTCATCAATGCGATGACCTCGCAGGAACTCGCCAAGCGCTTCGATGCCAACGAGACTGCGTTCCTGACGCGCCAGCTCGAGTACGTGCGAGCCAAGACGTTCGAGATCGATTACCCCGATCTGAAGGCGCGCAGCTACATCCCGATCGCAACGGACATTCCGGAGTCGGTCGAGACTTACGTCTACTTCGCGCGGGATCGTCTCGGCAAGGCCAAGATCATCGCTAACGGCGTGGACGACCTGCCTCGCATCGACGTGAGCGCGGCCGAGCGGACCGGCAAGGTTCGTCAGATCGGCGACTCCTACGGCTGGGACCTGAACGAGATGGCAGAGGCAGCGCGCCTTGGCATCCCGCTGTCCGAGCAGAAGGCCACCGCGGCACGCGAAGCCATCGAGCAGGCGATTGACGAGGTGCTCTGCCTCGGCACGACCACTCACCCCGATCAGATCGGATTGAACTTCGGCATCACCGGCCTGCTCAACAACGCGGACGTGGTGTCGCAAGGCATCATCAATCCGGCGGGCGATCCTTGGAGCACGACCCCCACGGCTGCCGAGATGCTGCTCGATCTCAACACGATGATGAACACCATCGTGAACGCGAACAGCCAGAAGTACATCCCCGACACGATCCTGTTCGCGCCGGCTCAGTTCTCGCTGCTAGCAACGACTTCGGTCGGCACGGACGCGAACCAGATGACGGTGCTGCGCAGCTTCTTGCTGAACAACCCCTACATCAAGACGATCGACCAGTGGTACCGCCTGACGGGTGCCGGCGCCGGTGGAACCACCGACCGCGCGATCATCTTCAAGAAGGACCCGAGCGTCCTCGAAGCCGTCGTGCCGATGGAGTTCCGTCAGGAAGCTCCCCAGGCGCGCAACCTCGAGTTCGTGGTCCCATGCCGCGCACGCTGCGGTGGCGTGAAGGTCTACAAACCCGCTGCCATTCGGTACGCCGACTTCCAGCCGTGAGGATCTGAACCATGAAAATCGTATCCCGATTCCCCTACCTCTGGCCACACCTCGGCTTTTCACTCGTCGAAGGCGTGAACGAGATCGAGGACAACAAGATCCCGCTCGCTGCCCACGCCAAGTTGCTCCACCTGAGCAAGCCCGGCGTGCCGGTGCCTACGCGCAACGAGGAAGGCAAGATCGTGCTGGTCCCGACGCCCGCACCCATCAGCGGATACGAGCCCAGCAAAGCGCTGGCCGATGCCGCCGACAGGAACTTCCCGCGGCAGTCAAAGGTGAAGCCACCGGTGGCCACGCTCGAGACGCTGCAGTCGCAACCCGCCCAACCTGCCCCGGAACCCACCAAGGATTCGGAGCAGGCCAAGCGCGGTGAGCAACGCCGGTGACTATCTTGGCAACCAAGAGCGAAACGCCCGCGGCAGCTGAGGATCCGGTTGCGGCGAAAGCCAAAGCGGACGCCGATGCCGCCGCCAAGGACGCCCAGGAGGCGAAAGCCAAGCTGAAGCTCATCAAAGTGACGAGCACCGGCAAGGCCCGCATCGACAGCCCCAACGCCGCCTGGTCGCTCGTCGAGGGCGCCAACCACTTCGAGGGCGACGTGCCCGAAGAGGTGGCCAGGGTCTACGCGAAGCTGATCGCCGACAAGGTGATCACGGTCGAGTGGATCGACGGCGCCGGCAAGCCGCACCCCTGGACGGCTCCGAAGCTCCCGATCGACGACGGCAAGCAGCACTGATCCGCCATGACCCGCGACGCCTTCCTCACCCTCTATTCGCAGTTCAGCACGCTGGACCCGGATATCGTTGAGGCACAGCTCGCGGAAACCCTGCTCGGGCTCGACCCCACGGTCTACGGAGCGAGGCTCGATGCCGCTCACGGTGCGCTCACGGCGCACGAACTGTGGATGAGCCCGGCGGGGATGCCGCTCCGCGGGGAATCGGATCAGACTGACACGAGCGACTTCCTGAAGAAGTTTCAGCGCATTCGCCGGGAGTGCGCCCCGAAGTTCATGGTGCTCTAGCCGTGAACGCTAAGGTCCGCTTCAAGGACACCGACAAGGGCCTGGAGGCGCTGAAGCTACGCATCGGCAAAGCCGCCGCCGCGCGCCTCTCCGTGGGCGTGCACGAGGCCGAGGCATCCCAGACCGAAGACGGCGAGACCACGGTTCTCGAGGTCGCGACCATCAACGAGTTCGGTGGCGAGGACGGTAACCCGCCCCGCCGAAGCTTCCTGGCAGACTGGGCCGACGAGAACTCGGACGAGCACAAGGAGCTACTCCGACGCTCGGCCGCGGCAGTCGTCAAGGGCAAGATCCCGAGTACGGAGATCGCATTCGAGCGCCTCGGGCTGCGCTTCGTCGGCGACATTCAAAAGCGCATGATCGCCGGCATCGAGCCGGAGAATGCGGCCAGCACGATTGCCCGCAAGGGTTCGAGCACCCCGCTTATCGACGACGGGCAGCTCATTTCCAGCGTTACCCACCAGGTCTCCAAGGGCAGCAGCGAAAGCTCCGAATGAACGACAGCGGCCCTTACTGGAGTGAGATCCGCCCGGGGCTGATCGAGCTGTTCACCGAGCTCGCGCAGAACCCGCGCGGGATTCAGGCGCCCGAGTGGAAAGCCGAGTGGCAGGACAGCCCCCGCAAGGCTGCCCCCAACTCCGGGCCGCTCCACGGCGTCACACTCACGCTGCGAATCACCACGATCGTTGGCGTCGGCGCTGGCGATGAGATTCGCTACGAAGAGGCTGGTCAGGACCTGCAGGAGACCATCTATGGTCTGCGCAAGGTCACGCTCAGTCTGCTCTGCGAGTCGAGCCAGCCGAGCGACGCGCAATGGCCGATGTCGATTCTGGAGCGCATCCGCACGCGGATGTCTCGGGGTCGCGTCATCGACCGCCTGACCGAGCTGAACGTAGGCGTTGTCGACATCCTCCCGGCTCGCGACATCTCGAGCAAAGCGCGCCAACACACGCAATCGCGCGCGAACATGGACATGCTCCTCACGCTCGTCGCGAGTGACGAAGATCCAGTGACGACGGGCGTAATCGCCGAAGTCTGGATCACGACAGTCGAACTCAAAGACGTGGCGGATGACGAGGACGGCAACCCCGTATTGCTGACCAGCCCGCCCGACGTTCCAACAATCATCACCTCGCCCTGAGTCGCCGATTTCGGCGCTCGTTAGTGCAGCGGCCAACGCCGCTGTGGACGGAGACCTATGGCCACAGACCTCGATCCTATTGTCGTTGAAGACATCGTCATTCAGGATCGCGCCCCCGAAGCGCCGAGTTTCGATACCGCGATCCTGATTGGCTATCACACGGCCTGGCTCGACGATTTGGTGCGCGAGTACTCGGATCCAGCAGACATGCTGGACGAGGGCTTCCTCGTCACGGATGCGCTGTACCTCATGGCGCAGGCGTTCAAGGCAATCGACGGCGCACCAACGACCTTCAAGATCGGGCGTCTCCAGACGATCCCGACGCAGGTGGTGGAGCTCATTCCGACCAGCACCACGCAGGGCTTTGTCTACAAGGGCGGCCTCGTTGGCGGGCTCTCCTGGACGTACACCGTTCCTGGTGCGGCAACGCTCGCAAGCGTGTGCACGGCGATCGCGGCGCTCATCACGGCACTGACCGCCGGCACAACGGCCGTTGGCAGCTCAGGCACCAAGATCGTGTGCACGTCCGTTGCTGGCACGCTGGTGTCCTTCGTTCCCGGCAAGGGAATCAAGATGCTCGACGTCACCGCCGACGCGAGCTTTGCGGCTGACATCGCGGCGATCGCCGCCGAAGACAACGACTGGTACGGCATGGCGATCACCATGACCTCGCGGGTCTTCAACAAGGCCGCGGCGCTGTACGCGCAGGCGAACAAGAAGATCTTTATTCCGATGTCGGCCGACTGGAACCTGCCCGACGCCAGCGTGGTCTCGGGCGACCTTGGTTCCGAACTGCTGGCGCTCTCTTACTCCCGCATGTGGGGGATCTGGCACCGGTACATTGGCGGCACTGAATGGGCGAACGCCGCATGGCTCGCGAGCACGCTCTCGTTCCCGCCGGGCAACGCCACCGCCGCACTGAAGACGCTCCCGGGCATCAGCGCTGACGTGCTCACGGCTGGCGAAAAGTCGGGCATCACCGCCAAGAAGTGGTCGCGCTACACAGTGCAGGGCGGCACCGCGGTCACGTTCGAGTCGCACACGCCAAGCGGGCGCTTCATCGACGTCACGCGCTTCGTCGATTGGTTGGACATCACGATCCAACTCGACGTTTACGCCGTGCTCCTGAACAACCCGAAGGTCCCCTACACGGCCGCCGGGATCTCGATGATCGAGGGCGCGATCCGAGGGGCCTTGAAGAAGGGCCAGACGGCGCCGAACGACGGCCTCACGACGGATGAAGATCCGGTCGTAACCATCGCGCCGGTGAAAGACCAAGCGACGAGCGATCGCGCTCAGCGTCGCCTCAAGCAAATCAAGTGGTCGGCGCGCCTCTCCGGCGCGTTCCACGGCGTCACCATCAGCGGAACCCTGTCGGTCTGATCGGCTGATCAGAGGAAGACGAACAAGCCATGAGCGGCAAGCGCACTACTACGTACTCAGGCAACGCCTGGACGCTGAACTACGGCGGAATGGAGCTCGAGAGCGGCAAGGGCCCGGACGAGTTCATCAGCTCCGAGCACATCGCGGAAGAGCGAACGCTGGTCACTGGCATCGATGGCGAGGCGGTGTTCAACATCATCGTCGACACGTCGCGCAAGATCAGCGTCACGTTCATGTACACGTCGAAGGCGAACGCGAAACTATCCGCGTACTTCAATGTGGATCGGAAGACCGAGGGCGGCCTACCTGCGCCGCTCTACGTCGCCGACCGCTTGGGCACGACGAAGGAGATCAGTTCCTCCGCCATGATCGCGTTCATGCCCGACTTCAAGGCAGCGAAGGAAGTCGGAACGGTGACCTGGGTCTTCCTCGCGGCAGACGCGGACACATTCATCGGCAGCCACTAACCGCGGCGAACCGAAGCAACTCAGTAGCCGGAACTTGAGGGA